TGCCGCAGCACCGACAAGACGCTGCCGCGCTACATCCGGGCCACAACGAACCCCGATGGGCCGGGGCAGAAGTGGGTGATGGAGCGCTGGGGCATCCAGCAGGATGGACGGGAGACGAACATCCCCGTCGATGTGGTCGATGACGAAGTCGGCGTAATCACGACCCTGCGCCGTCGGTTCATTCCGGCGAGGCTATCCGACAACCCGCACTTGGCTGGCACAGGCTACCGTGAGGCGCTGCTGCAGATGGAGCCCGAAGAGCGCGAAGCGCTGCTGAAAGGGCTGTGGAAAGGCAGCAAGGTCAAGGGGGCTTACTACCTCAACGAGATGCAGAAGCTGAGGGCGAACGGGCGCATTCGCCGCGTGCCGTATCAGCCGGGCGTGCCGGTGAACACCTTCTGGGATCTGGGGCGGAACGACACGACCGCGATCTGGTTTCACCAGTTTGTGGCTGGCGAGCATCGCTTCATCCATGCCTACGAGAACAGCGGCGAGGCGTTGGACCACTATGCGAGCTACCTGCTCAGCCGCGGCTACGTCTATGGAACGCACCATCTCCCGCACGACGCAGGCTACGAGCGGCTGACCAAGGCCACGGAAGATGCCGCGACGTTCGAGCAGATGCTGTCCGAGCTCTTACCGAGCCATCGATTCAATGTCATTCCCCGGATCGTGGATGTGAACGTCGGCATTCAGCAAACCCGGATGAAGATGGCCGGCAACGTCTATATCGATGAGACCGAGTGCGCGGACGGCATTGCGGCTCTGGACAACTACAAGAAGCGGTACAGCGAGAAGCTTGACGTGTTCCTGGATGAACCATTGCACGACCGATATTCGAACTACGCCGATGCGTGGAGGCAGTGGGGGCAGCTCGATCAGCCGGCTACGCGCGGCAGCTCGCCGAATAGGCGGCGTTCCAGCGGGAGCTGGCGCACGGCCTGAAATACTGGCTGGCCGAACACAATCGCCCCTGTCTGCAACAACAAGGGGCTGCTATGTCGGTCATGATCGGGGGCGCCAAGGCCTGGAAGGTGCGCCAGCACGGCGACATCGGCGTGTCGTTCCAGTGGGTCAATGAAGAGCCGGCGATGGTGCTCTTTCCCGCACGGCGAGCGATCGCCAGGGCGGGAGCCTACGTCATCTGTCTGTCCGCCGCATTCCGCTACGCCGACTCCAGGACCGGCGCCCCGACCCCGTACCTCGCCCGCCAGGCTTCCGCCGCTGCGGGGCAGCTGGGGTTCTCGCTGACCGACACGTTCGCGGCGCGCAAGATCGCCGAGGTGATCGTCGACAGCCTTCCCGACCTGGTTGCGATGCCGCCCGAGCCGACCGGGCTCAATGCGCAGGAGCAGGCCGCCGTCGGAGAGCTCTCGATCAAGCTGGACGGGCAGACGATCGCCGAGCGTGAGGTCACTGCTCCGACGATGGACGAGCTGGCGACCCTCCAATGAATGGGTTCGAGAACGCCCGGTCGTTGAGCCCATTCGATGATCCCTCGCGGATGGGCGGCACGGTCAAGCCGCTCGTGCAGAAGCCGAAGCGCCGCCACAGTCTCGACAGCGAGGAGATGAAGACGCGCTTCACGAAGCTGCGCGAGTGGTTCGATCAGGAGAGCCAGCGCCAGGCGGCGAACCGCTTCCAGATGGCGCTGGACTGCGACTACTACGACGGCCTGCAGTGGTCCGAGGACGACGCGCAGGTGCTGCTGGACCGCAATCAGGCGCCGCTCGTCTTCAACGAGATCAAGCCGACCATCGACTGGATGATCGGTACTGAGCGCCGCACGCGGATCGACTACAAGGTGCTCGGGCGCGAGAAGAGCGATACGGATTCGGCGCTCGCCAAGACGCAGTTGCTCAAGTACCTGGACGACACGAACAAGGCGCGCTTCCATCGCTCGCACGCGTTCGGTGATGCGGTGCGCGCCGGTGTCGGTTGGCTCGAGATCGGCCTGCGCGGCGATCCGACCGAGGAACTGCTGTTCGTGCGCTCCGAGTCGTGGCGCAACATGCTCTACGACAGCAACGACTCCACCCTCGATCTCTCCGAGGCCCGGTACGTCTTTCGCTGGAAGTGGCTCGACGAGGACGTGGCCGAGGCGTACTTCCCCGACCGCAAGCACATCGTCCGCCAGGCGGTCACCGATGGGCTCTCAATCACCGACGAAGACGACGAGGACATCTGGTACCTGGGCGCTCGCGTGACGGCGCCCGGGCAGGACTTCGCCGGTGCGAGCGTCGGACGGTATTCGCCGATCGATCATGCCGCGTTGTCGTGGTCGCGCCGCGCCCGGGTCAAGATGATCGAGTGCTGGTACCGGCAGCCGGTGCTGCGCCGCAAGTTCTCGGCCGGCGACTTCATCGGGGAGGTGTTCGACAGCGCCAACCCGGAGCACGTCGCTGCGCTGCAGGCTGGCTACTCGGTGTTCGACAAGCTGGAGATGGAGATCCGCTGCGCCATCTTCACCTCGGCCGGAATGGTGTGGGAGGGGCCGTCGCCGTTCCGCCACGGCCGCTTCCCCTTTGTGCCGGTGTGGTGCTACCGCCGCCAGCGGGACAACGCCCCCTATGGTGCGATTCGCCAGCTCCGCGACCCGCAGGACGACATGAACAAGCGCCATTCGAAGGCGCAGTGGATCTTGTCGACGAACCAGGTCGAGATGGAAGAGGGCGCGGTCGATGATATCGAGGAGCTGCGCGCCGAGGTTGCGCGCCCGGACGGCATCATCATCAAGAACCGTGGCAAGGAGCTGAAGATCAACCGCGACGCGCAGCTCGCCGAGGAGCAGCTGCTGCTGATGGATCGCGACGCGGTGCACATCCGCAACGCGGCCGGCGTGACCGCGGAGAACCTGGGGCGCGAAACCAACGCCAACAGCGGCAAGGCGATCCTCGCCAAACAGGAGCAGGGCAGCGTCGTCACCGCGGAGGTCTTCGACAACCTTCGACTGGCGATGCAGCTCGCCGGGGAGATCGAGCTCGCGTGCATCGAGCAGTTCTACTCGGCGCCGAAGGTGATCCGCATCCTGGGCGAGCGTGGCGCGGCGAAGTACGAGCAGATCAACCGATTCGACCCCGACACCGGGCAGATCCTGAACGACGTCACCGCGACGCACGCGGACTTCGTGATCAGCGAGCAGGATTATCGGTCTTCGTTGCGTGAGGCGATGTTCGAGAGCCTCTTCGACATCGTCGGCCGGCTCGCGCAGATGAATCCGCAGGTGGCGCTGAACCTGCTGGACCTCGTTGTGGAAATGGCCGACCTGCCTGGACGCGACGAGCTCGTTGCGCGCATTCGCAAGATCAACGGCCAGCGCGACCCGGACGCGGATCCGACTCCGGAGGAGATGCAGGTCGACCAGCAAGCTGCAGCGCAGCAGGCTGAGGCGAAACAGCTCGAGCTTGATCGCGCACGCGCCGAGCTCGACCAGATCAAGGCCAAGACGCGCGACATCGTCGCCGCGGCGTTGGAGAAGGGCATCAAGGCGGGCTACGCCTCGATGCAGGCCGGCCAGGTGGTGGCCACCATGCCCGCAGTCGCGCCGATTGCGGACGAACTGATGCGCGCCTTCGGCTATCAGCCCCCGACGCCCGCAGGCCACGACCCGAATTTCCCTGTTCCCGCCGGCGCGACCGCGCCGCAGGTCGAGTTCCCGACCAACACCAGCCCGATGCTCCCGGCTGCGCCCTCGTCTCCCGGCGTGGGCGCCATGGAGGGCATCGAGACCCAGCGCGCCGACGGCGTGCAGCCGATGCAGTAACTACAACCCGAAAGGAGCAGGAGCACCATGCCCAAGCACGACTTTGAAGATGACGAACTGGCCAGCCTGTCGGATGACGAGCGCGCGGCGCTCGAAGACGACGAGGCCGATGACGCGCCGCCGGCGGATGAAGACGAAGAGGACCCCGACAGCGACAACGAGCAGGGCGACGACGAGGCCTCTGCGGGTGAGGTCGATGAGGACGACGAAGGCGAAGGCGAGGAGGCGGGCGCCGCCGGCGCGGAGGGTGACGCCGACCCGGGTGTAACCCCGCCGGCCGCGCCCCGCGAAGAGCCGGCCCCCGAGTTCCAGCCGCAGTTCACGGCCGCGGTTCCCGAGGACCTCGTTGCACGACTCGAAGGGGTGAATCAGCGCTTCGGCGAGTTGCAGCAGAAGCTGGAGGACGGCGAGATCTCGGTCGCCGACTACGTCGTGCAGAACCAGGCGCTGGTCGATGAGCGCATGGCGTTGAAGCTGGCCGAAGAGCAGGCGAAGTGGGCGGCCAGCCAGAACGCGGCGCAGCGCGAGCAGCGCTGGAAGTGGGAGGTCGAGCGCTTCTACGCCGGCGAGTCTGCCGCGATCTACAAGGATCCCATCCTGAAGGCTGCGCTCGATGTCGCGGTGCGCCAGCTCGACGCCGATCCGGCCAATGCCAAGCGCTCCGACGCGTGGATTCTCGAAGAGGCGGACCGCCAGGTGCGCGAGCGTCTCGGCTCGACGCAGCGGCCGAGCCGGGAGCGCAAGGGCGCCAAGCAGCCCGACCTGTCGAGCTTGCCGAAGACGCTGGCCAACCTCCCGGCGGCCGAGCTCTCGGAGACCGGCGCCGACGAGTTCGCCTATCTCGAGAAGCTTGCCGACAAGGATCCGATGGCCTACGAGGCGGCGCTGCGCAAGCTCACGCCCGAGCAGGAAGCGCGTTACCTGGGCGTGGCCTGACCATGAGCATGAAAGTCGACCTCCGCGTGGGCGAGGCGCTGCGCCTCGATGGTGGCCGCATCGTCGTCACGCTGCTGGAGAAATCGGGCCAGCGGGCGCGCATCAGCGTGGAGGCCGATGACTCGGTGAAGATCCAGTTGCCACGGAGCGCGCGGGCCTGCGGGCTCGACGACGCACGCGCAGGGGAAATGCTGGCTCGCACGATATAACCAGCCTGCAGGCCTGCCTCGCCAGGCCTCGAAAAAAACGGGTGCGCAAGAGTGCGCCTTGGAACCAGAGGTATTTCCAAGGAGATTCTGATGCCTCGTACTGTCGTGGGTGCTGGCGACCCGAAAGCCGTCAAGAAGTACTCCGCCTTCCTGGCGGTCGACACCAGCCGCAAGAGCTATTTCAACAAGAAGTTCATGGGCGTGGGCGAGGAAGCCCAGACGCCCCTGCAGACCCTGCCGCACCTCGAGAACGACGCCGGCGACCAGATCGGCTACGACCTGGTGATGCAGCTGAAGATGAAGCCGGTCCAGGGTGACAACATCCTGCGCGGCAAGGAAGAGGATCTGAAGTTCTACACGGACTCCCTCTACATCGACCAGCTGCGCGGCGGTGTGAACACGGGCGGCAAGATGACCCGCAAGCGCACCATCCACGATCTGCGCAAGATCGCCCGGGTGCGCCAGTCCGACTGGTGGGCGCGCCTCTTCGACGAGACCCTGTTCGTCTATCTGTCGGGCGCGCGCGGCATCAACCCGGACTACATCGAAGACACCGACTTCGCCGGCTACGCGGGCAACCCGCTGGTCGCTCCGGACGCGCAGCACCTTCTGTATGGCGGTGACGCGAACAGCAAGGGCTCGCTCGATGCGGGCGACAAGATGTCGCTCAAGCTCATTGACCGCGCCGTGGCGCGCGCCGAGGTCATGGGCGGCGGCACGACCGGCATTCCCGCGATCCAGCCGGTGATGATCGACGGTGAAGAGCACTTCGTGCTCGTCATGCACCCCTGGTGCGAGTTCGACCTGCGTACCGACACCGGTACCGGCGGCTGGCTCGACATCCAGAAGGCGCTGGCCACCGCCGACGGCAAGGCCTCGCCCATCTGCAAGGGCGGCCTGGGCATGCACAACAACGTGATCCTGCACAAGCACAAGGGGGTGATCCGCTTCTCGGACTACGGCGTGGGCACCGTAGCTGCCGCTCGGAACCTGTTCATGGGCCGCCAAGCCGGTGTGGTGGCCTTCGGTTCGCCCGGGACTGGACTGCGCTTCGACTGGAACGAGGAGGTCGAAGACCGCGGCAACCAAGTCGTCATCACCACGGCCAGCATTTTCGGCGTGAAGAAGTCGCGCTTCACGATCGAGGGCAACGCCTACGACTTCGGCACGATGGCGCTCGACGTCGCGTGCGCGGATCCCAGCTAACCCGGCCCCGACCTGAAGGAGAAACGAGATGGCCCTGAAGCAATCCGCTCACGCCAAGGGCGTGATCCCCACCCCGGTGGCGACGGCCTGCGAAGTCGTCGCCTGCCGCGCGTCTTTCACCCTGACCGGCGACCTGGCCGTCGGCGACATCGTCGAGATGATGAACCTGCCGGCTGGCCACGTTCCCGTCGACATCCTCTACGACGGCGATGCGATGGGCGCGGGCACGGTCTCCGTCGGCCTGCTGAACGGCGACAAGAGCGATCTGGACACCGCGGCCTCCGGCGGCGCTGCATGGCTCACCGGCGGTGCAGTGACCGCCGCGGCCGGGCTGCGTGCCGATTCGGCGGGTCTGCGCGCCATGTCGCGCTGTGCGGCCAGCCAGTCGGCGAACCGTCCGATCGGCATCAAGATCGCGACCGACACCACCGCGACCAGCGGCACCATCGGTCTGACCCTGCTGTACCGCTCGGCGTAATGCCGTGAGAAGCCCGCCCCTGCGCTGATGCCGGGGGCGGGCTTTGTTCGTGCGAGGACACCATGAAAATCCGCTGCATCATCCGCCGGAAAGCGGGCTCCAGCCAGACGATCGACGGCGTGACGTACCGCTGGAACGACCAGAACGATCACGTCTGCGAGGTCGCCAACGACGCGCACGCCGAGAAGCTCCTCGCGCATCCCGAGAGCTGGGTGGCCGAGGGGGCGGTCGAGACAGGCGAGGAGGGCGCGCAAACCTCCGAGAAGCCGACTCGTGGCCGTCGTCGCAAGCAGGAAGCCGAGGCGAGCGAGGAGGGCGCGCAGTAATGCAGCTCGACGAGCTCATTCGGCGCGGCCGGCTCGTGACGCATGACTTTGTCGTGCCGTACTTCGCCTCCGACGATGACTGGCGCGACTGGCTCAACGAGGCGCAGGACGAGGCCGCGATCCGCGGACGCTTGATCGAAGACGAGGCCATCGAGGTCGATGTCGTCGCGGGTGAGCCGCTGGCCGAGTATCCGGCCTACATCTGGGCTGTGCAGCGGGTGTTCTTCGCTGGCCGCCGGCTGCAACTCGTCGATCGCGAGATGCTGGACGCCGCGGAGGGCGAGCAGTGGGAGTCAGCGACCGGGCAGCCGATCGCCTGCTACGAGGTCTCCGGGAAGCTGCGCTTCTATCCGATCCCGGATACGAGCGGCACGGCCCGCGTGGCGGGCTTCTGTGTGCCGCGCGATCCGATGGCGGCCGACGCAGACGAGCCCGGCCTGCCGGCGCGCACGCACCTGAAGCTCCTGAACTTCGCGCTCTCCCAGTACTACGGCCGCCAGGATGCCGACTCGTTCGACCCGAACAAGGCGGCGCAGTACGCAGCGGCGTTCGAGGCCGACTTCGGCCCGCTGGTCGACGAAAAGGCCATGCGAAGGAAGCGCATCAACGTGCGGCGCTTCGTCGCGGGAGCGTGGTTCTGATGCCCGACTCCGACATCAACGTCGTCATCACCCGCCTGGGAATCCTCTCGGATGACGTCGGCGAGCTGAAAGAGACGCTGCGCCAGATCGCGACCGCAGTGACACGCCTCGCACTCGTGGAAGAGCGCCAGTCGCAAACCAATGAGGCGCTGGGCCGCGCCTTCAAACAGATCGACAAGATCGACGGCAAGCTGACTTCCATTGAGCAGCGCGTTGCCGCGATCGAGAAGGAGATGCCGGGCCAGCGGCAGACCTCCTCGTGGGTCGTTGCGTTCGTGCTCGCGAGCGCAACGACGGCGTTCATGTTCATTGCGCACAAGGTAGGGCTCAAGTGATGACCAAGCAGCTTCCCCGCGGCATCCGCAACCACAACCCGGGCAACGTCGAGCGCGGCAAAGACCGCTGGCTGGGCATGAGCGCCGACCAGTCTGTCGACGCGCGCTTCCTCGTCTTCGATACCCCCGAGGCCGGCATCCGCGCGCTGATGCGGATCCTCATCAACTACCAGGAGCGCCACGGCATCAAGACGATGCGGGAGGCGATCAACCGCTGGGCACCGCCGGGCGAGAACAACAGCGGCGCCTACGTGCAGCACGTGTCCCGCCTGACCGGCTTTGATCCCGACGAGCCGCTGGACTTCCTGGACCGGGAGATTAACGTCGCGCTCACCCGTGCGATCGTGCGCCACGAGAACGGCGAGCCGAGTATCTACGGCCGCGCGGAGTGGTATTCGGCCGACGTCTTCGAGCGCGCCGCGGTGATGGCGGGCTTCGAGCCGGCCACGAAGCCGCTCGCCAAGTCGCGCACCGTTGCGGGCGCGGTGATCGCGGCGGCCGGCGCTGCCGCAGGTGTCGCGGTGGGCGTGCCGGACATGCCCGCCGGCCTGCCGGTGACCGCCGAGGACGTGACCGTGATTTCCGCTGCCGTCGCGCCCTTCCTGGACGCTGCGCTGCTGCAGTACCTGCCGCCGCTCGCCACCCTGGCGGGCGTTGCGCTGACCATCTACGCCCGCTGGGACGATGCGCAGAGGAAGCTGCGGTGAGCCTCGCGCCTGTCACGGACCTTGCCCGCTGGAAGGCGGCGCACTCCCGCCCGCTGGTGATCGACTACTGCCGCTGGAACCAAGCGGTCGAGACCGCCATGCGCGCGAACCTCAACGCATGGATCACGCTGACCTTCGTTTGGCCGCGCGTGATGCTGCGGACCTGCTTCGGGGTGTGACGTGAGCACCACCGTGAAGAACCTCGCGTTCGTACAGGGCAGCACGTTCTCCCTTGTCCTGCGTTGGGAGACGGAGCCGATCGTCTACCGGCCGATCGCTGCGATTTCTCAGTCCGCGCCGGTGCGCATCACGTCGCCCGCGCATGGGCTTGTCGAGGGATGGCGAGCAGCTGTTGTCGGCGGTAAGGGAATGGATGAGCTGCGCGCCACGCCGAACGGCCTGAAGGACCGCGACTACCACCAAGCCAAGATCATCGACGCAGACACGATCGAGTTCAATGACGTGAATGCGGCGGGGTTCAAAGCCTACGTCAGTGGCGCGCACCTCCAGTACAACACGCCCGTCGACCTCGCCGGCTACGTCGCGCGCCTCGTCGTCAAAGACAAGGTCGGCGGGGTGGTCCTGTTTGAGATGGGGATCACGAACGGGCGAATCCTCCTCGATCTCATCACGCACACCATCACCCTGACGGCGACGGCCGAAGACGTCGCTGCGCAGACTTGGACCAAGGGCGTCTACGAGCTCGAACTTGAG